CGCGCCATCACGCGGTCAGTCTTGTCCGCGCCGATCACACGGGCATAGCAAACCAGCGACAGAAGACAATCAAACTCTTCAATAGCCCCGCCACCTGGCACCGGAGCAAGCTGCGACTCGCCGTTTCCGACTCTCACGCCACGATCTGTCTTAATGGTCTGATAGACCGTCTCGTGCACTTCAATCCCGTAAAGCACGTTGTCCGGAGCGACAGCCGCAACCGCCTCTTCCAAAAACTCAAATGTGTCGTTTTCAACACTCATCTCTATAAAAACTCGTTTGGAAACTCGGGTCTCTCGAGAGCCTTTCTAAATCCCATCGACGGAAGTCGGTGGTCTGTTAAAGTGCAGCTTATTCACGCGCTTCCGCATCCTTCTTCGCCTGATTTACTCGCCGATCTTCCTCAACGCCACCGCATCAATCGAGTCGTCAATCGCATATGGTCTGACAATCTCTTCCGCCTGGTTCAGGTACTGATCCGCTAACTGCTTTATCTCTACCGGCGACAGGTAATTGATAACCGTATCACCCTCCACTCGCTCGGTCTTGACCACCCCACTCGAACGCAATTGCGTGTTTAACCCCAGCAACGCGAAATGCATTGCAAGGTTCGCTTCGGCTAACTTCAGCTCCCTTGCCCTGTCAGCGTCTAAAGGTGTTACCTCCGCTGAATCTTCATAGACATCAATCCCAACCCATCCCCGCAATCGCCTTGACGCAGCGCCGAGCGGCCCGCCAAGCCGGCCGTCCACGATGTCACTGCTTATCGAAAACATCTCGCGCAGAACATCTATATCAATCAGTCCGGCCACACTAAACCTCCGTCTCCCGACTTCGGAATCTCCGCCTTTACGCCTCCTCGCTTCACCCTCTCCTCTATGCCGTCACGCTTCGCCCTATCCCGTGTGCCTCCGCCCTTCTGCGTTTCCGCTCCGCCGCCTCTCTTCGAAATTTCCCCGCCTCTCGTTCCCCTGGTACGTGCCTCTCCGTCTCCAGCAATCCCTGGCTCCGTCTCAACCTCCACCAACCGCCCGACTTGTATTGCCTGCATCGTCATTTTTCCCGGCGCACTACCAACCTTCACTTTTTGACCTCGCACAACCTTCAATCCCGTTTCCGGATCATGAAACCCCGTGCTCTCATCCCGTAACTTAAAACTCTTCCCATTCATATCCACCCCCAATGAAAGAGGTCAGAGGCTAGAGGTTAGATACTGACCTCCGCCCCGTCTGCCCCAATTCCCTCCAACCCCTCTTCACCAACATCTAACATCTGACATCTAACATCTATTCAGAAAATGGACTCATCCACGCTGGAAACCCATTCGCTGAAAACGCTATGCTCTGGTCCAGGACGACGCTTGCATTGCGCTGCAACTTGGCAAACCCCGTATAGATCGAAGCAAACGTCCCTTCGATCTGTTTGCTCACTATCTTTTCTACTTCAAGCATCAGCGGCCATGCCGTCAACTGCACCAGCGACGCGGAGCTGTCCTGGAACACCAGTTGATCTGTCGGGATCTTTGTACTGACATAGATGTCCTGATCTGTCGGCAGGGGAGTTTTCACCATCGTCGGCAACAGCGCGCTACCGGTGAACTGTTTGTCCTTAACCTCGTCAAGCCCCAGGTATGTGATCGCTGTTGTTTCGTTCCCTACGATCGACGTACTGCGGCGCCCCAACAGGCTCAACCTTATCCACAGACGCAAAACATCGATGTATTGGACGCCCTTTGCCGTATCTTCAACCCCGACCACCGCCGCTGCTTCCGATCCATCTGCCTGATCGCCGTTGATGATCGCGAGCACAGCCTCACCGTTCAGCCGGTTTCCCAACAGACGTCCAAAGTCTTCAAAGAACAATGCCACAAGGTCCAGCGTGTTGAATTTCAGTGCTTCGTAGGTGATCTTGATTCCTTTGGCCTGTTTCTTTAGCCGTATATCCTTGCTGCCGTATGTCACAGACCCTTCTTCAATGGTGGCTCCCTCTTCTGAGTTGCCAATTGAGGCATCGCTAAGATCAAGCCTTGGCATCGTCGCGGTCGGCTGCCCAACCATGATCTCGCGCACAACCAGGTCCGGATAGAACACTGATTGCACCGCCCCGCGCATCACAGGATCCAGAAACACTTCGGGGGTGATATAGCGCGCTCCGCCATTGCCTTCGCTCGAAATCGGCGCATGCGAAATCACATTTCTCTTAATCGCGGCAAGTTGCTCTCGCTGCGCCAATCCCATTCCCCGCAACATCCCGTCTCGAATTACTTCAGACAGTAGATAGGCGTTGTCCCGATCCGACATCAGTTCCTGAACGGTCGTGCCGGCCTCGATACCCAGTTCCGAATACATGTGGCCTGGTGTTAGTTCATAGCGCTCTGACAGAAACTCGCGCAGGCCGATATTGCGCGGATTCCTGTTGCTGCTTCTTAGCGCGTCCATTTCGCGAACGATTTCGCGAACCTTACCCTTCAGCCCGTGCGTTGCAGTCGTCATCCTCTTCACCTCGTTAATAATTTGAATGCAGAGATTAGAGGCTGGAGGTTAGAAATTGACGTACCTCGCGCATAGCCACTTTCCTCTGATCTCTGATCTCTGTTTTTCTTTCCTCTGACCTCTAACCTCTAACCTCTGGCTTCTTCTCTCAGTACGTAAGTACTTCCACCACTCCCCCATCCGCGCCGCCATTCCAGCAAACGCCAAACATCGTTTCCGGCTTGTCCCCCGCGGCAGCGTCCGTTTGCCCCACCCATTTCTTCACCCGATGGTTTCCACTTCCATCGGCAGTCGAAAGCTTAACTACGTCGCCGGCCGCTATTGCTCCATCTGCTTTCACCTCGACTAACGCCTTAAAGCGCGTCTCCACAGTGCCGCTTTCGTTTGCTGCCTTTGCAGGTATACTCAACCGTCCAACCGCCAACGCATCAGCACCTGCTTTATTAACCGTTCTATTACCTGTGATCGCGACAATCACATCCCTGGCAAGCATCGCGGCAATCGTCGCCGGCACCGCCAACCCCTCAATCTGCGCCCTTACTTTCATCAACACCTCCTAATCAATAATTAGTTATCAACAACCAAACCCCGCGGACTGCGAGCTACCCTGCCGTAATTAAAAGTATTCGCGCGCCAGCGCGCAGCCTTCCCCTTCCCCATTACCCTTTCCCCCTTCCCCTGCCTTTCTCAGTGGAGCGAATTCGCTATCGCTAGTTCCGCCCCCGGCGCTGACGCTTCCATCCCTGCCTCGATCGAAGATCGAACCGTGTGACTTGTTGCCCCACACGACTGGCACGTGTTCGGGAACCCGCGCGCCACTCGCGCGGAATAAAATTTTGTAATCTCTTCAAGCTCCCTTGGCGTCGCCCTATCGATCAATTGTTCGATCGGAACGCCGAGCGCAAACTCTTCCTTTGCTTCTGCAAGCCGTGCTACGCGAATGGCTTCGTTGCGCACGGATTGCAACAGGTATTCGCCTGTTTCCGCCGCTGCAGTTAATTGCTTCAATCTCGCCGTCACCACTTCTTCAGTAAGTTCGTTCCGTTCATCGACGACCAGGCCCAGTGCTTCGATAACGGGCTGGGTAAGAGCTAATCGCGTTTGCTCCCCGTTAATCTGCAGCGAATTCACTTCATGCCTTCTAATCGACATTTCCTCTTTAGTGCCCTGTGAGTCAGGAAGTTGCTTGGCAAGTTGGTCAGCACCTTGAAAGACCAGCGAGATCTCCCAGTAGCCGAGAATTTTCGTTACCAACAACCGAACGAGCTCGCCGTTAACTTCTTCGCCAATCGCTTCCCAAAATTTTCCCTCTTCGGCAAGTTGCGCATGGGAGTAGTCGTATTCGAACAGCATCGTCACGCTGGCCGAATGTATAGCCGGAGGTTGCATCAACAGACCTCTAGCAATACGCGGATTCATCCGCCAATCGATTTTCATTTCGACATTGATCCCGGGAACGTTGCCGCTATGCTCTCCCGCCGGATCCCAAAATGACCGATTGACAACTCCAACCCATTGCTCAACGTCCATAAAGTCGTGATTCTTGTAAACTGTCTGACCTTGCAACATGGACGCCGACTCTTCCAGCACTCCAGGTCTTGAGTAATCCAGCCAGTAACCCGGAATAACCGATGCGCTCAGCGCACGAAACACCGGATAGATATAGTCACCCTCAACCGGCTTCAGAGCCTGGACTGTGTCGAAGCTCAAACCGTCTGTAGCACCCAGTCCCTGAGCGCTATCAAAGTGTGCTCCCTCCGCCGGCCCCCCGAATTCTTTAACGGCCACGCCCCCAACCCACTGACTTCCAACAATCGGCAGCAACATCGTCACCTTCCCCCTGCGTTGCTCCTGGCTTATAACTTCAATTCTATTTTTCATCGACCCTCTCAATCCTCCACCCAACTCACTCCTACCAACATCTAACATCCAACATCCGACATCTTTTCGTACTTCTGTTTTTGTCGATTAAAACTAACTCTGACCTGAGACCGTCCTGTCACTCTGTTCACTGATTTAATCGCCTCGCGAATTCCTGAAGTCAGCGATGGATCGAAGGCACTGTCGTAACCCAATTCCTGAGCTGCGTGATCGGCCGAGATGATTCCCGCTCGAACCTTTTCTATCGCAGTTTGCATCCGCACCTGATCGGCCTGTGCCTCCTGCATCGGGTTGCGTGCATGTGGTCTGTTGAATGTCAGCGAGACTTTCTTTACATCGATCCCGCCAAGCAGCAGGTCCAGCTTATACGTCGCCTCCTGCCTTCGCTTTACCAGGCGCTGTATGTTTCCAACCTGTGCAAGCAGCAGACTGTAGACCACTTCTGCATAGCTCTCCGTAGTCGAATCGGTTCTGCCAAAGAACGCCGGCTGCATGGCGACACCACTCATCACCTGTTCTTCGTTCATTCGCCACAGGTCATATGCCCCGCGCGCATCCGATGCCACGTTCGCGTGCTCGACCTTCTGATCGCGAAACGTCACTAACAAACCTTTATTAAAGTTCTGATCCAGGGCCTCCTTCACCGTCCCCAAATATTTTTGTGCCCGCGTTTGGTATTCCCCTTCGGTCTCGTTTGGCCGTTTTGGCGGCGGTGTCACCATCACGCTGACCAGCCCCAGAATCCCAAGCTTTCTTGAAATCCATTTGACGTTGTCCAGCATGTCGGCCTGTGGCCCGGTGATTGCGCTAACAGCAGCTGATGCCGGCGGCTTTGCATATGGACTATTTTCCACAGTTGTCAGCGCG